ATGCCGCCAGTTCAAGAAACGGGGACCACGGATCACGGAACCCGAGGATCAGATCGGGGACCACGGACCCCGTCTCATCCTCCGCCAAGGCCGCGACTTTGTCCGCGCTATAAATCCTGAGAACCTCTGCCCGTGGGTGGGCAACTAAGTTCCAGACGTTGCAGATTTCGCGGGACCGCCTGATCTGGTATGCAATCTGCGCAGGTCTCCACAGTCCGGCCGTTTTAAAGTTCCGCAAACGGCAGACCTTCAACTCAGACCATATCTCAATGCCACAGAAACCGCCCGCCAGCGGCCACCGATAGGCTCCGTTTACATCCGGTACTCCGGACCCAACCCACGCCTCTATGCGGCTCCAATGGACGTCCGGGAGTTTCGACTTCAGTCGCTTGTAGACCGCCGCCTCGGTGTCCACGGGTTACTCCTGAAGCTCGCGTTCGATCTCCTCGCGCACCTCGCTCGGTACGTAGTCCGGGATCGCGTCGACGGAACGTGCGGACCGCACCATGTCGATGGTCGGGGCGGTCTCCGCAGCAAGCAGGGGGAATTGCGCTTGCAGCTTTTGGATTTCCGCCAGCACTTCCTCGCGGGACATCTGATCGATCTTGCCCACCATCACTTCGTGCCTGCTGATGTAGATACCTGCCGCCTGACCCCTGCTTTTCTCAGCGGCGACAGCGGCGGTGTAGTTGCCCTTATCGAGGGCCATGTCGCGGATGCGGGCAAGCTGCCTGATGTGACCGTCAAAGGTCACCTCGTATTTTTTGGACAGCTCCTCCTTCAGCTCGGCGATGCGAGCGATGATGTGGGGGAAGTCACGGCCATTGAGAAACTTTGACCCGACGACGGGAGCAGCCTTGTCAGAATAGCCCGCCTGTCGCGCAGCCTCCGTCCGGGTCACATCCTCGGTCGCATAGATGCGGCAGAACTTTTCCTGCTTCTCGGTGAGACCCTTCTCGCGTTTCGGGTCCACGACGATATCGAGCTTGGGCTTGTGGGTAGCTTTGGCCTTGGCCACGGGCGACCTCCTTCTCTGGTCGGGCGGTCGGAAGGTAAGCATAGGTGCGTGATGGGTCAACGCGGGGTTTTTCCTTAAAGAGCCAGACCCGTCACACAACCCGTCACAGGTAAACCCTTGAGAACAAAGGGGAATTTCTTAGCTGTGACGCCGCGACATATTGACACGTCACAGCTAAGCCATTGGACAATCAGGGGAATTCCAAAAGTGTGACGGGTGTGACGGGGTTTTTCCAAATATCGAGTTCTTCCCGGCCGCGCGCGGTCATAATTTTTAGGAATAAATTCATAAATTTTTTAAAGCCATATGGGCAAGGGTGCCCCGTGGACCCCTGTTTTTTCGAAAAAGTACGTCACACGCGACACAGTTCCAATTTCCCCTGTTCTTTCAATGGGTTGTCTGTGACGTGTCAATATGTCGCGGCGTCACACCTTCAAAATACCCCTGCAAAATCAACCACTTATCTGTGACGGGTTGTGTGACGGGTTGTCTCCTTTAAGGAAAAACTCCCCCGAAACCCCCCGGTCCATGGTCCGTGGACCCCTCCTACCGCACCTTTCCCCACACACCCCGGCCCATCCCCACCCCACCCCACCCCACCCCTCGATCCACCCTCCAGCCCCATTTAAACCTTTCTAAAAACCTTGCTATGTTCCCCACGATCCACATCCCGCCACCCCCACCCGTCACACCTCACCGCTCCCCCTCGCTCCCCCACCCATGCGTCCGCCGCATACCACCCATGCACCGTTGCTATGCTTTCTCCGCTTGCGTGCCCCCGGCATCGTATGCTTTGATCCACTTGCCGCCGAGAGAGGGCGGTTCCGGGAGAAAGCCGATGACCACGATCTACACCGCCTCGATCTACTATCGCCCTGAAAAGCCTTTTGGTGTCGGCCGCACGGCCAAGGAGCGGCACTCCCGCATCGTCGGCGGGTGGCGCGGAGAGGTGATCGGCGGACTGGACGACGGCCGCTCCGTCTACACCGGGGTCCACGCTGACCGAGACGCCGTGAAGCGCGAGCTTGTCGACCACCTGAAGCGGCTCGGGCTGTCCGGCACGCTCAGGTTCTCCTGACCCACGCAGAAAGAAAGGGACTGGAATGTTTTACGTGATCCCCATGGACGCCGAGGAGTTCACCGTCGGTGAGTTCCACCCGAGTTTCACCAGCTTCCTCGCTGCTCGCGAGTACGCGGAGAACCTGAAGAAGGAGACTGGCGAGAACTACGTCATCCACCAGATCAGCAGCGTCTACACCACGCAGACGCTTGATGAGGCGCTGAAGGGAGAGGCCGGGGCATAACGCCCCGGTCCATGGTCCGAGGAAAGGGAACCATCATGGACGTCTACACGATCCGCCTGCTCACCGACGAACTGTTCGACATGGACATGATGCTGTTCGTGGCGACCGAAATCCTCGAAGAGCGCATGAAGGCCTTCGAGGCCGAGGGCATGACCCACACCGTTGCGATGCTCGGCCGCCAGATCGCGCAGGCCCGCAAGCTCCGCATCCTCTTGGACGACGCCTATCGGGCGAACAGCCCCCTGTTGGAGGTCGCGTGATGGAGAGGACCAAGCCCGTCTGCCTCTGCTGCCGCTCGTCCGACATCCTCTTCGACGCCTACGCCCATTGGAACCAAGAGACACAGGCGTGGGAGGTCCACGGCACTTACGACAAGGGAAGCTATTGCAGACGGTGCGACGATGACGAGGCCCGCGTTGAGTGGGTGCCCGTGGACGCACCGGAACCTGAGGAGGACGACGAATGACGACCGAAACCGCTGAAGACATTGCCCTCCGCTCGCCGGACGGGATCACCACGCACGAGATGTCGGAAGGGTGGCGGATGATCATCTGCCGCCATCAGGACTACTATCAGGCTATCTACTACCACGTCGACGACAGCCCGAAACTCCGGGCTGCTTGCGAAAGCGACGCCGTCTTCTTCCTTGAACGGGAAAAGGCCCGGAGGGAGTCCGAGAAGGCGAGAAGCGAACGGGAAAAGGCAAAAAGGGGTTAGCCATGCAGAAGGTCTACGTACTGACGAGCTTTGAAATCGACACGGGGGAGCACCTCGAAACGCAGGTCTTCAGCGACCTCCGCTCGTTGGGCGCATGGTTCGCAGGCTTCGTGGAAGGCTACGGGATCGATCCCGAGGAACTGGAGTCCCAGATGGACGATCAACTCCCCTTCCTCTCGGGGCCGGAGGCCTCGATCAGTCTGGTGCTCGGGGACTTCGAGTTCGTGGTGGACCTCGTCCCCCTGCAAGGAGCGCGAGGCTGACCATGGACCGTGATCCCCGCGCCCTGCTCTTTGCAGAGATGAAGCGCGCCGAACGCTACCGCGGCCTGTTGCTGTCCATCGCGGACGGCCATTGGCCGCGGACCATCACCCGCCCCTACCTGAACGACGGCACGCCTCACATGAAGGACCGCTGCTGGCACGGGATCGAACAGGACGAGCACTGTCAGGGGTGCCTGTCCGAATACATCGAAGCGCATCTCGGACGGGAGGAAGACTGATGGACTTGCTCGACAAGCTGCGGAAGGAGCGGCGGAGGACGGCGACATTGACCGCCCTGCTCATCGAGGCGCTGGAATACTTCGAAGTGCGGGAGGACATCTCCTGTGAGACCACGGACGACGGAGCGCCGCTCCCGAACGAAGAGATGGTCCTCGCGGAACGCTTGCGCGAGGCGATAGGGGAAGGCTCGCACCATGCGCTGTAGACGAGACGTCGAAAACTTCGTGAGGGGTTTCGGGATCGAGGTCGACGGGATGAGGCACAAGACCCACTGGGTGGTGATCGGCAGATACCAAGGGAAGCCCGTCACGCTCACCCTGTCCAAATCCCCCAGCGACCACCGCTCGACGAAGAACAAGATCGCCCAGATCAGAAGACTGATCGCAGGACTGGAGAACAAGTGATGACCGACACCGTAGAGAAGCTGCAAGAGCAACGGGACAAGGCACTCAGGGAGATTTCCAAGTGGCAGACCTATGGCGGACAGAAGTGCATTGAGGCTGACGCGCTGCGCGAGGCGCTGCAATCGCTCCTCGACGTTCAGAACGGACCGCCTCTGGCACGCAATGTCGACGAGTGGCAGGCCGCTGTCGATCAAGCCCTCATCGCACTCGGGCAGAAAAAGGCTCCGGACATTGTTGCTCGGCTCGATGACATGGTCGCGGACGTGATCTGGGAGGACGGCAACGAGGACCTCGCAACCCTGTTGCAGGACTCGGTGGACGAAATCGAACGGCTGCGCGACGCGCTGCGCCAGATTTCCCATCCCCCGTACGGCAAAGTGTTCTGCCGTGACGGGCACGAGGAGGCGTTCCTGATCGCCCGCTCCGCGCTCGGGGAGGACAAGTGATGGACATCGTAAAGAGACTGCGCATGTTCGCGAAGTTCGACCCGGATCAGGCTGAAGCCGCCGA